ATATAGTACATCCTGAAAAGCTAAGAATGATATATCAAAATTCAAAAAACGTTTATATACCAGCAAATATTAATGGAGGTGGGGAGCGAGCAGTACTTGAAGCTAGAAGTTGTGGCTGCAACGTAGAAGTTGAAAACGACAATCCAAAATTGAAAGAATTAGTATATAGTAAAATTCCATCACATATTGATTATGCTGATAATTTATTGAAAGGTTTATCATGTCTAAATTAAATAAATTTTTAATAACAGGAGGTATGGGATTTATTGGCTCTCATATGGCGATGACTTTAGAAGAAAAAAATAAAGAAGTAATAATTTACGATCTTAAAGATAATCCTTGGTTTGATCATGAATTTATCAAAGGAGATATTAGAGATCGAAACAAGCTTAAGGCTGCTGCTAAAGATTGTGATTGCATTATTGATTGTGCAGGAATTTTAGGAAGTGGAGAAACATTTGATCATATTAATAAAACTATTGAGATCAATATTTTAGGAACACAAACAATCCTAGATGTAGCAAAGGTTTTAAAAAAACCAGTCGTCTATGTGAGCTTAAAAAACGATTGGTTAAATCCATATATGATCAGTAAGAGAACTGGTAGCCAACTTTGCAGAATGTATCATAAATATTTAAATACTCCTACTATTGTTATTGAAGCACTAAACGCATATGGGCCACGTCAGAAGTGGAAGCCTGTTAAGAAAATGATTCCAACTTTTATTATGCAGGCTTTAACAGGTCAACCAATGACAATTTACGGTGATGGACAACAACTAGTAGATCTTATTTATGTTAAAGATATGTGCGAGGCAATCTATCAATCAATAGCTCATCAAGTTTGGGGTGAAACTGTTGAAATTGGAACAGGTTTGCCTAAAAGAGTATATGAAGTAGCACAAATTATAAAATCAATTACGCTCAGTACAAAAAATTTTGAAATACTACCAATGAGAAAGGGAGAACCCAGGCATGCAGTTGCTTTAGCTGACCCGTCGTTTATGGTTCAAAACTTACATTATTATCCTGAAACTTCACTTCGTGGAGGATTAACAGATACGATTAGATGGTATGAAGCAAATAAATAACGTTTACTTTTACGCACAGCAATCAAGATATTTAACTACAAGTGATTATTTTAATATGTGTCTTGATGAATTTGATTTAATTAGTGATACAAAAAAACCTCTTGATTTTCTTTTAGTGATGAATAAAGGTTGTCAACATCGAGCTGATGTTACACTATACTATGAGCGAGATTGCAAGAGAGAGTTGTTATTCCAAGCCTACAAACCATATGTTTATTATACAAACTTCGGTAAATGGCAAGACAGTCAGGTAATTATGCACGCAGCTAAGCCAAACCTACACAAAAAAACCCATGCAAGTATAGCAGATGTTGTGTTCTGTGGGCGACTCTATCCTGAGAGAAAGAGGTTTTTAAATGCTTTGATTGAACAAGGAATCAATTTAAAAATATTTTCAGATGGTTTTAAAACAGATGACTATGTTAAAAACTTAAGTAAAGGAAAAATTATAATAGCCGACAGTCATTTTAACGAAATCAACAGACGAACATTTGAAGCAATGTCAATAGGTTGTATGGTGCATAATCGAGTGCCGGGTCTATTTAAAGTTGGCCAGGAGGGCAAACACTATCTTAGTTATGAAAAAAATAATGTTGATCAAGCTGTCAGTCAAATAAAAAAACTACTAAAAGATAAAGATTTAAGGAACAAAATAAATAAACAATCAAGACAACACGTTAAACAGTTTCATACTTACAAGCATAGATTGAAACAATTCCTTGATATAGCAAACAATTTATATGTATAGCATATGTATTCTCTCGTATAACATCAGTCAAAAACATGAGCAGATGACAATTGATTGTATTAATAGTTTTGAAAACTGCGATGGTGAAATTGTAGTGATTGAAGATGGTGGAGCAAACAGCGATAAAATTAGAAGATTAAGCGATATTTATCTTTACAAGAGAAAGAATAAAGGTTTTACTGATAGTGTTAATTTAGCTATTCAAGTATCCAGTTATGACTTTGTAATGTGTGTCAATAATGATATTAAACTAGTAAGTGGTGATCTAAAAGATTTGTGCGTTAAAGATGTTGTTACAAGCCCAAGAATTGAGAATCAACCAACAATACAAAACTTTGCTGGTAGTTTTTTTTGTTTACCCAAGCAAGTTGTTGATAAAGTCGGTTTTCTAGATGAAAGATTAGTCATGTATTGTTCTGATACAGAGTACAAGCAAAGATTAGCTCGATTTGGCGTTAAAATGACTACAGTGTCAAGTGTAGTTGTTACTCACAAAATAAAACAAACCGCTGATGATTCAACTAAACAAGCAAAACTTGATAGCTCATTATATGACAAAATCAAAAAAGATAAGTATTCTGACTCCTAGTATTAGAAAAGCTGGACTTAAAATTGTTCAAAAGGCTTTAAACAGACAAACGTTTAAAGATTTTGAGTGGTTAATTGGTTCTAGTTTTGATCCTCAAATAAAAACTGCTAAGTGGATTAAAGATGATTTTAGCGGTGGAGTTTGGACTCTCAATAGAATCTATAACAAGCTGATTAAGAATGCTAAATCAGACCTATTAATTAGCTGGCAGGACTATACTTTTAGTGATCCCAACGCTTTAGAAAAGTTTTATTATCATTTTAAAAACGAGCCACGTACTTTGGTAAGTGGCGTAGGAAACAAATACAAACAAGTTTATCCAACGCCAATCGGTCAAACATGGCAAGATCCTAGAGAACATCAAAATTCAAATGATTGTTATAGTGTTAATTTTAATGATATTGAGTTTAATTTTTGTTCAATTCCGATGGTTGCTTTCAAAGCAATAGGAGGCTTTGATGAACAGATGGATTATTTAGGTTACGGCATGGATGGTTATAATGTTGTTCACAGATTACATGATTTAGGAAGCTTTGATTTTAAAATAGATCAATCACTTAAAAGTTATAGTCTCGATCATGATCGGGTTGCACAGTGGGATGAAAATAATATGCTCGGTGATAAATATAAAGCTCATGTAAAAAACAGACAAACCCAAAGACTTTGGCCGAAATTGCGCTACATTGACTAAAGATCAAAAAGGATATAAAATAGTATTGTTAATCAGAAAACGATGACCCCAATAGCGGGTCTTTTTTAATATAAAAATATGCCAACAACTGTAGAAGACGTTCAAAAATTAATTGCTAGTCAACTAGATTTGACAAGGACTGTGACTGAAGGGTCAACAGATTGGAACTTACGACTTGATTTTATTAATCGTCGCCAGAGAATGTGGAGTGAAGTTACCAACTGGCAAATGCTCTATACCGAGTACAACAGTCAGGTTACTACTAGCTTAACTACAATTAGTCTACCTAGCAACTTTAGGAAATTTGCAGGATATGTAAAAATTGATGGTGATGAGTATACTGAGATTGCACCTCAAGAACAAGACAGATTTACATCTAGTGATGATTATTATTACCGAATGTATGATTCAAGTACTGGCAGATACAACTTGATTATTTCTGGAAGTATTGCCTCAGGAACAAGTATTTATGTACCTTATTATCGAACTCCTGCTAGTGTTGTTACCTCAAGTGATTTAATCAATTGCCCTGATAATGAGTATATTATCAAAGGCGTTATGGCAGATGTACTCGAAAGCAGAAACGATGATAGATACCAACGAAAGCAAGATGAAGCAGACTTGGTTTTAAGAAACATGATGGAAACAGAGAATGCCCATAACAAAGAGAGCGATCAATCTAGAGTTAGAACTATAGAACAAAATCAATATACCTACAGATGGGGTGAAGATTAATGCCAATTTTAGCTACTCGTAAAACTACCAGAAAATCACAAAAAATCATTGATATATCCTGGGATAATTTTAGAGGTGGGCTTAACACATTGCTTAATGATACTGAGCTTGATAAAAATGAGCTAGCTCAAGCTACTAATATTATGCTAACGGGTAAGGGAGCACCGACTAAGAGATGGGGAACACAGACGTATTTCACAGCAGGGGCAACAGGAAGTATCAGAGCGTTGGGTAGATACAACACTAGCGGTGGAACAAATGAATTGCTAACAATAGGAGATGAGGGATTTTTAAGGATTAAGTCAGGTGCTAGCTACACACAACGATTAGGTTTTAGTTGGGCGTCAGGCTATAACAAAGAAATGACACAACTAGATGACAATATGTATATTGTTTCTAGTCAAAAACCACTTGTAAAATATTCAAGCCCGACGATAAGTAGCTTTCCGACGATTGCAACTCCTACTGGTGTAATTGCAACGCAAGCAAGCGGCGTGAGTGGTGCTTACAGATATTCATACCGAGTTAGTGCTATTAGCACCAACGGTGAAACACTAGCTAGTGATATTGCAGAAGCAATAAATATACCTCAAGATTTAAAAGATGGTGGCGTTTTAGTTAGTTGGACAGCAGTTAGTGCAGCCAGTGGGGATCTACAGGGCTACAATGTGTATGGGCGGAATTTAAGTGATGAGCGATATATGAGTTTTGTTTCAAAAGATGTTACAGAATTTGTGGATGACGGATCAATTATTCCAGCTGAATTTAGTTTTCCACCAACTGCCGACACAACAGGCGGAGTTAAAGCAAAGTTTATTGAACGATTTCAGGATAGACTCATCTATGCAGGACTAGATGGAGAGCCAAGCAAAGTTATCATTTCTGGTCGTGTTCCTTTTCACGAAAAAAATGATATTACGTACGGTGGTAATTATATTAAAATTGAACCTGACGCAGGCGAAGATATAACAGGATTAAAAGTATTTCGAGATAAAATAATAGTTTTTAAAGAAAATTCAGTCTGGCAAGTAACACTTAGTCAGATTCAGGTGGGTGAATATTATGTTACACAACCGGCTGCTACATTGCTGAATGACTCAAAAGGTTGCGTGAGTCACAGATCAATTGTTCCAGTTGAAAATGATTTATTCTTTCTTAACAGAGATGGCTTATACGTTCTAGGAGATGAGCCTAATATTTTAAATGTACTCAGAACAAATGAGCTATCAGCTAAGATCAGACCAGATGTAAAAAATATTGGTATAACGGTAAAAAATACAGCTTGTGCATTTTATTCAAGTTTTATGTATGGTGTTAGTTTTGATCAAAATGACAAAACATATGTGTACGATCGTGAGCGACTAGCATTTGTTGGTCCATGGACAATCAACGCAAATATTTATTTAGTATATTATGATAGTAATGATGATAGAAAATTGTTGTTTGGGGCAACTAATGAGCCAGTAGTGTATGAAATGAGCGAAGATTATCAAACTGATGATGGAACAAGTTTTGAATGTAGCATGTTAACAAAAAGAGAAGAGGTTAAAGATTGGGCTGGTTTTAAAGTTTTAAGACAAATGTATTATTTATTTGATAATGTGGAAGGTAAGATTAACATAACATTGAAGGCTCAAGATAATTTTGGAGAATTTAAAAACATAAAATCGTTTACCCTAGAGAGTGAGATTATCAATTCAACAAGCGGTTGGGGATATGATCTGTTTGGAAACACAATGTTCGGAGATAGTGAAGGTGACGGGTCGGTAACGGCGTTAGCAAAGTTTTACAGATGGAATCAACTCAACGAAACAATTAGAAATTATCAAATAGAAGTTAGCCAGAATGATGCAGGCAATTTTGAAGTACTACAATTCAAAGGTGTACTTCATCGAGCAGGAAGCGTCATAATACCAACTAGCGAATTAATCTAAATAAAGGAAATATGAGCAGATTTTTTAAAGGTCCAAGTAAAAATTTTGTGAGCACAACTTTAGATGGTGCGATCAATGCAAGTGTCACAACAATTACACTAAACAGTACAACAAACCTTCAAGCACCTGGATACATTGTGGTTGATCGCCAAGATGGAAATGGAAATGATACAGCTAGTGCTAGAGAGGTTATTTACTTCACAGGCATTTCAGGGAGCGATTTAACAGGATGTAGCCGAGGTGCAGACAACAGTACAGCTAGAAGTCACAATGATGGTGCTTTAGTTGAAGCTAATTTTACTGAAGGCATGTGGAATGAGATGCGGGAAGTCCTATATAGTGATAACGATGGCTGGTTAGATCCTGACGAAACGTGGAGCTATAACTCAAGTACTTCAATTACAGTGCCATCGGGGGCAGCGAGTAAATATGAAGAGGGCGACAAGGTTAGATTTAAACAAGGTGGAGATTATAAATATTTTACAATTGATAGTGTAGCAGATACTCAACTTGATTTATTGTCTGGTGAATACACTGTTGCAAACAGTACAATTACTAATAACTATTACTCTCACACTTACACACCAGTAGGATTTCCTACATCAATTGCTATTGAATACGACATGAGCAGACAAGCAATTATTAATGGCAATTTTGATATTTGGCAGCGAAGTACAAGTACGTCAGGTCCATCAAGCTCATCATTTGTAGCAGACAGATGGAAAGTTCTATACAGTCTAGACGGTGGAACAAATCCAACATTGGTTCATTCAAAAAGTACACTTACACCAGGTTCAATAGACAAGAGTTTTTATTACTACAACGTTAATTCTAATGGAACAGGATCAGGATACGGGGCAGATGCTTATTACCGTGTAGTACAAAGAATTGAATATGGAACAAGATATCTTTGTGGAAATGGACGACAAGTTACTATTAGCTTTTGGGCAAAATCAGACATCACAGATAAAAAAATAATTGTCTTTGCAAGACAAACTTACGGAAGTGGTGGCACGCCTTCAAGTGATGAAAATCTAACAGGAGATGAATTTAGCCTGTCAACAAGTTGGACACGCTACAGTGTCACAGTTGATTGCAACACGCTTTCAAGTAAAACATTTGGAACAAGTAACAATGATTTTTTAGAAATTGTATTTCAACTTGCATGGGGAAGTAATAATGCTAGTTTAGGTGATAGTACAGGAAGTGAAGACTTTGGAGGTGCGGGAGACATTCAAATAGCTCAAGTGCAAGTCAACACTGGAAGTAGTGCTTTGCAATTTCACTCAAGATTCTACGGCGAAGAATTCAGACTTTGTCAAAGATATTATGAGACAGGACGAGTTAAATGTGGATTTTTCAACAAAAATTTAGCTCAACTTGATACTGATGATTATTATTATTATGTTGCTTTTACAACACCAAAGAGAACAACACCAAGTGACTATCACGTTTACAACGGTTCGACTGAGGATCAAAGTAAGCTATATATCGGTAGCTCAGGAACAGGCGAAGACGTTGACAGCTATACCGACGCCAATTTAAACGGATTCACAGTCAGACACACAACAATACCAGCTAATTTTCAAGGAGTGGTAGCAGATACAACTTTTAAGGCAGACGCAGAATTATAAATGACAAAAGGATTTAATTATGCCAATAGTACCAGATTTTTTAAGACGACAAGATACACTGAATCTACCATTTAGCCAGCAAAGGCAAACAGCCCAACAAGTGAGGGCTAATCGTGCAAATCAATCAGCACCAGAATATCGCAGGCAATCAAATCCGTATACAATTACTCCAGTGGTTACAAGCAACCAACCAGCTGGATATTCAAGAGCAGATCAAGGACAAGTTTTAGGAGCTACTACAACTGCAACTCAACCAGCTCAAACTAGTGCAATTGCTCAAACTACCCCGGTTGGAGGAGGAAGTACTACCGATTTTCAATCAATTGTTGATCGTGCGCCAATGATATCACAGCCGGAAAGACCTAGTGAGCAAGAAGTAGCCAACGTTTTTAATCCGTTGATTGGCTCGCTTGCAGGAGAAGGAGAACGACTTGAAGGATTAACTAACGAGCAAATCGTAGGACTTCAATCAAATTTACAAGCTCAAAGAAATCGACTTCAAAACGAGCTTCAAAACAGAATTGGTGGAATTAATCAACAAAGAGCGCAGCGACAAGGAGAAACTGAAAGTGCAATTGCAGAAGCAAGACGACAAGCAGCAGAAATGCAGCGTGGAATTGCTGCTAGATTTGGAGGAGCAACAGGAACGGGTCGATTTGCAAGTGAGCTGATGGGGCGTGAGGCAATACAAAACATTGCAGCCAACAGACAAAATCTACAAAACGTCATGGGTCAATTAGATGTAGCTGAAGAACAAACAAAAAATGAATTTGCAGACATGGTCAATCAAGCAGAACTTCAAACACAAAATTTAATCGACCAAGCAAGACGTGAATTAAGCAATGCTCTTCAAAGAATCAATGAGCGTAGGGGTGAACTTGAAAGTGCTAAGGCACAAGCCAGAATGGAGCAATTAGAAAACTTCAGAGATAGGGTGGATAGGATCAATGCAGCAAACACCGCCTTCAAACAAGATATTTTCGGAAACGTTCAAAATAGACTAGCTAAGCTTGAAGACGCTAGAGCTAGAGTAGGAAGAGGAAGTATTAGTCAAGTTGAAAATATACCTGTGGAGATACAGACTGCTTTAGGAGAAACTGAAATTCTTATACCAGTTGCACCAGGTCAGACTCAATTAGATGCTATCAGTGGTTTATTATACAGTCCTGAAACTGAAGAACTTAGACAACAAGGATTAGTTTTAGATCCTGTTGCTCAAGCTCAAGCTCAAACCCAACCACAGACACAAACTGGTGGCTTAACACCAGGATCCATGAACGAATTATTATATGGTGGCTTATCACCAACACCAGGAGCAGGTACACAAACACAAACACAACCTTAAGGAATTTATGCCGGTAAGTGCAATCAGACAAGCGTTACAAAAAAAAGCCGCTCAATTGAAAAACTTTGCTACTAAAGCTGGAAAGGGAGCAGCTGACTTTGCCCGTGAGGATATTGGTAGACCTCTTGGTGAAGCCATAGGATTTGCAGTAAGTCGACCAAGCCGAGAGCGATCACAACGTCTTTATCAACAAACACAGCAACTACTAAGACAGAGAGCAAATGAGGCAAGAGCAAAAGGTAAAGCAGATGTTGCTCGAACGTTGTTTAGTCGTGCAGGTAGGTTAAGCAGACAACGTTCTGATAGGCTGTCAGATGTATTAGAACAAGATCTCAGTAAACAAAAAGAGCGAGAGACTAAATCAGCTGCAAGAAAGCTGTTAACAACTGCTTTAACGCCTTTAAACACTACTGGAACATTAAAGACTTTGGGAGTTGGTGCAGGTCTTAGAACAATAGGAGCTGGTGCAAGAAAGCTGGCGGGTCGTGATGTTGATATTGGTGGTGAAGTTGCAAGAGGATTGAGTCAAGATTTACCCCAGGCAGGTATTTTAAATTTTACAGATCCTTTAAGTGAAAGACTTATTAAAGGTCTCAAAATACCTCTTCGAGGCTCACAGGGTAGATTAGCTAGAGCTGGAATAAAGGGGGGCGTCAACATCGCAGAAGACGAGCTAATTAATCGTGCAGTAGAGGGAAGGGGCAGTACGCCACTTGAGATTGCTATCAGTGGATTTGCTGGAGGAATTACTGAAGCACCAGGAATTCTAAAAGATATTTTCGGTAAAAAAATAAAATTAAACAAAAAAACAAATAAAATTAAACTCAAAAACATTAATTTAAAAACTGCTCAAAAGAGACTTGATAATGTTCGTGATGTAATCAAAAAAGGAATACCGGGCAAACAATTTATGCTTGAGTTTGATATGGACGGTAAATTACAGCGTCAGGTCATGAGTAAACAAGACGCTTCAGATTGGACAGCTTACCTTCAAAACAACAATATAGATTACAAGCTAAGAGATTTAGGAAGACAGGGGGGATTTGTTGGAGGTAAACAATTAAAACTTGATGATATTAAAGCTAAGGCTAATCAATTAGATCCTGAAATACCATTAGAGAAAATTAAAATTGAAGGTGATCAAAGCACTAAAGAATTTGCTACCCAGCAGTTTGAACCAGAAGTTGCTAGAACTATAAAGCAAATGGCTGAGGCAGATCCTGATGAGATCTACCAGCAGGCAAGAGGACAAATTGGTTTTGAAGAGCTTGATAAGTTAAGTGATCAAGCCAAAGTCGACATTAAAAAAATCAAAAAAGGAACAACTCTAAACGCTGAACAACTTGATAAAACATCTAAAATTGTCGCTACAAACACAACTAATCTAAATAAACTTGAAGATCAGATAAGTAAAATAAGACAAACTGGTGCAGAGGTTCCGGTTGAACTTCAAGCACAACGTGACGTTGCAGCAGCACAAACCTATGACTCAATTAAAAAATTATTGGGAGTTGAGAGTGAGGCTGGAAGAGCACTTGGTGCTATTCGAAAAGCTAAACAAGGACTTGAACCAACATTAGATGCAGCTAAACAGCTTCAAAAGTGGTTTGGTGATAGCAAAAAAACAGAAGAATTGACTAAACGATTAGCTTCATTTGATCCCAATGATCAACTTGGTATTTTTAAATTTGTCGAACAAGTCAGACCCACTACTCCAATCGAAAGATTAGAATCATTCTGGTACAACAATATTCTATCCAGCCCAGCTACTCATGTAGCAAACTTGCTGGGAAATCTTAACTCGACATTTTTAAAACCAATCGAAACTGCAGTTGCCAGTCAGATTGATTTGGCTTTAACCAAAGGTGGAAAAATTATTGGTAAAAATGTAGATAGAGATATATTTGCAAAACAAGCTACGGCTGAGCTATCTGGTGCTATAAAAGGCACATCTGACGGGATCAGGAAAGCAGTCTATGCACTTCGTCACGGTGTTAAAGCAGGAGATCTAGGTGATTATAATCGTATTCAGGTTAGACCCCTTAAGGGTAAGGCGGGTAAAGTTTTAGCTCTACCATCAAACTTATTAGTTGCAGGTGATGAACTTTTTAGGGGAATGAACCAAACAGCAAGCATGTACTCACAAGCTACCAATATAGCGATTAAAGAGGGATTAAAGGGTGATGATTTAAGTAAACGAGTAGCTGAGCTTGTTAGCAATCCTACTAGACAAATGATTAAAAAAGCTGAAGATGTAGCAACAGATCGTTTGTTTCAGTCAAGTAACAGAACTCTTAAAGGTTTACAATACATAAGAGATTGGGGTATTAAAATGCCATTTAATGCAGGTGAGTTAAAGCCTCTTAAGTTTTTCTTGCCCTTTATACAGACTATGACAAACGTAGTCAAATTTGGTTTAGAGAGAAGCCCAGTAGGGCTTGCTTCAACTGCTTGGAAGGTGGCTACAGATCCTACTATAACAAAAGCAGAAATTAGCGAAGATGCGGCTAAAGCATTTATCGGTTCAGCTTTACTGATTCCGTTTGCTAAGTTTGCTTTAGATGAAAAAATCACTGGTCCTGCTCCTCGAAATAAAACTGATCGAGATGCATTTTACGCAAGTGGCAGAATTCCATGGGCTGTAAAAATTGGTGACAGATGGATTAACTATCAAAAGATTGAGCCATTAAACACTGTTTTGAGTCAACTAGCTACTGCAAAACAAGTTTTTGATGAGACTAATGAAGCCCCAACGTACAATAAAATACTACAGGTTGTGACATCAATTGGTCGCAATGTTGCTGATCAAACATTTTTAAAACAGGTTGGTGATTTGTGGAATGCTATAGAAGATCCAGAGCGCTACGGATCTAACATGGTTAACAATCTCGTTAGGGGATTTATTCCCGGAACAAGTTTACTAAGTAGCGTTGCTAGAGCTACCGATCCAACACCTCGACGACCTCAAAACATTAAAGAAACAATTTTGAGCAACATTCCTGGTTTGAGTAGGAGGGTAACACCAATTGAATCTGAGTTTGAACCAGGGGGAGTGGCTATTAGAAAAGAAGCACCGCTAAGCCGTTTGCAACCAATCCGCAATGTCAAAGTTGAGCCTGGACAATTTGATCCATACGAAAATCTACAGAGAACAAGGCAAATCAACGAACAAGAAGTCAAAAAACGCCAAGCAGTTAAAGACAACGTTAACAGCTTTATCACAAACATTAGACAACTTAATACAATTGAAAAAAGACGTGCATTTTTACAGAACAACCAAGAACAATTACAAAATCCTGAATTTGTAAGAGAGCTGAATAGGCAACTAAAATCAGGATCAACTCAGCAGTCGCCTATGATTAAAACTGTTCAAGCAGCAAGAAGTAACACTGCAAAAGCTAAAGCTTTTATCAGTACAATAAGAAATCTAAACTCAATAGATCAGAGAAGGCAGTTTTTGATTGATGCACAAAAAGCTGGTATATTTACGGATGATTTTGTTAAAAAACTTGAAGCAGAAATTAGAGCTCAAAAAAATCAAATATGAAAAAATTAGTAGAAGATCTTAAAGTGTGGAATCAAAATCCACGTGAAATTACACCTAAAAGATATAAATCACTAAAAAAGTATATCAAAAAATATGGGTTATTATCACCTTTAAAAGTTACACCTAATGGTGAAGTTTTAGGTGGAAATCATAGGTTGAAGGTGATCAACGAATTGGGTTGGAAAAGGGTTTGGTGCTTTGAAGTAAATCCTAAAACCGAAGATGAAAAACTCGAGATAGCATTAATTGATAATCAAGAATTTGCTACTTATGTTTTGGATAAATTAGAAGAACTTATAATTAAAACTCAAGATTTAGAGTTAGATGATTTTAGTGTTGCAATTGATCATTTAGAGTTACAAAATATAGCTGAGAACGATATTGACTTTACAGATATTGATGGCAATCAAAATAGAGAAAAAAAATTCAAAAACATGACTGTGACTTGCCCTCATTGTAAAAAAACATTTGAAATTAAGGTCTAAAAAAAATGCCAATTCCGTATATGGGTTCAAAAAGAAAAAGTGCTGGACTAATCTATCAAACTATCAAAAATCTTAATCCTAACCAAAATATATTAGTTGATCTTTTCTGTGGAGGCTTTTCTATATCTGAATATTTTATTAAACAAAAATGGCAAGTAATAGCAAACGATAAAAATAAATATGTTGTAGATTTAATAAATCAAACATTTTCAGGATTGCCTAATGAAAAAATTACTCAATTTGTTTCAAGAGAAAAATTTCAAAAAGTATTAGGAAATCCTGATCATTATGCAAATTGGTATGTAGGATATTTAATGTGTGTTTGGAGTTTTGGAAATAATCAAAAAAATTATTTATATGGTAAAAAATCTGAGCAAATAAAAAGAGCAAGTCATGAATTAGTTATTAATAAAAATTTGCGACTAATTAAAAAATTAAAAGTAAAAATACCAAAGAAATATCTTAAGAAGTTACTTAATTTGGATAGTTGGCATAAACGCAGATTAGCTTTAAGAAAAATAGTTGCGACACTTAAAAATAAACACACACAACATAAGACTTTATTAGATTTAAAGCAACTCCAGCACCTCGAGCGACTCGAGCACCTCCAGCAACTCCATAAACTTAAAAATAATATTATTGTAGACAATAAAGATTATAAAAACGTTAAAATTCCAAAAGAAGCTATTGTCTACTGCGATCCTCCGTACAAGAATACAAGTAGTTACGCAGTTGATGATTTTAATCATGCTGAATTTTGGGAATACGTAAGAAAACTATCACGAAAATATCCTGTTTACGTGAGTGAATATCAAGCACCAAACGATTTTAAAAAAGTGTTGGAATTTCAACAAGGGAGTACTTTACAGGGAGGATTTAACAAATCGCAACCAAACGAGTGTCTATTCGTTTTAAAAAATAATGAGTAATAATGAATCATATATGACAGGTCAAAATAACGATATACTAATAGCTGAAATTAAAAGTTTCATGAAGTCTATGAAGGACGATTTAGATGAATTTAAAGTTGAGGTGAGAAAGTCACTTGATCGGCTAACTGACAAGATTGATGAGGGTAATCAACGTTTTGCAACAAAAAATCAACTTGAGATGATGACCAAAGGCATTAACGGTTTCCATCAGATTTTCGCAACTAAAGATAAAATAATTCAAATTGAAAAAGATTTACTTGAGTGTAAGGATGAGTATTTAAAAAAAGATCCTTATAAAAAAATTATTGACGGACTAATTGCAACTGCACTAATAAGTTTACTTGGTGCAGTGATAGCTTTAGTGATAAAATGAGCAAAGATTATATAACTATAAGACTATTGATAATTTTAACATTATTGTTCATAATGTTTTTAGTTTATAAAATAAATTATCTTGTTTTCATTCCCCTCAATTTCCTAATGTGCTATAATTAGAATATATATAGTATAATTATCTTTAATGAAAAATTATTCACAAAACGATCCAAGGTGGGCAACCGACAGGCACGGCACACGCCGATATTACATAAAAACTACAGGTTGTACAATAACAGCTCTTGCCTCATTTCTAACCCATTTTGGAATTGATGAAACTCCCAAGACCGTCAATCAAAAGTTAACTAAATTTAATGGATATGCCAAAGGAAATTTAATTATTTGGGCAAAAATTAATGATATTTGGCCTGAAGTTGAGTGGATAAAAAGAGGCTACGTTTACAAAAACAGTGAGGTGTTAGATAATCTACCCTGCCTTGTGGAGGTAAAAGCTCCCCAAGCAGTTGGAGGTAAACATTGGGTCCTATATATCGGAGATAAAAAATTAATGGATCCTCTTGATGGTAAAATAAAATCCACAAGAGTATATACCCCTACCGGGTATAGCATTATCAATCACAAAAAATCTATGACAGATGGACAAAAAATTATTAAACTACCAGACGAGAAATTTGAAGAGCTGGTCACAAAAGCAACCATTTATGACAAATTTTTAAAGCTTGGATTCAAAGACTTAAATGATATTAATGAACTAAAGGCTAAGAATGAAGCAATCACCACTAAGTACAGAGAAGCTAAAAAGGATTTTAAAAAGTTTGAAAACAAAGCCCTTGTGGAGGCAGAGGCACAACGCAAAACAATCTCAGAACTTGAATCACTACTGGCTGAGTTTAAAGAAGAGGGTACTGGCAAAAAAGCAGAGGTTAAAGAACTAAATGAGTTAATTGAAAAGATAGCAGATCTACTAAAAACTAGCACAAAATCTGGTGAGATCATCGGAGAGATCACAAAGCTTTTAGAACAAAATGATAATTTTAGGTCGAATCTAACTCAAGCTGAAAAAAAATACAAGCTTCTTAAAGATGAGAAGAATCAAGAAATTGCTCAGCTAAGAGCAGAGCTAGTTAAACTCAAAGAACACGCTCAAAGGTTAGAGCAGCGAATTGATGACCTTAAAAAAGATGAGAAGAATCAAGAAATTGTCCAGCTTAGAGCAGAATTAGCTAAGCTGAAAGAATACACTCAAAGGTTAGAGCAGCGAATTGATGACCTTAAAAAAGATGACAAAAACTTGTGGGATATCTTAAAAAGTATTTTCAAAAAATAATATGAACAAAATAATAATCACTTTCACAAAACTGTGGAGGCAAAACAAAACATTTAGAGTTTTTAATTATCTATTAATCAACGGAATTGCTACGTACATTGCTCTGCAGATTCAAAGATCAGAAGCTGCTAGTGTGATTTTCGGTGCTGCTATTAATTATGTTATTTACGTTTTGACCCAGGAAATTGAGAGTGAAAAAAATTAAAGTTTTAAATTTATATGCTGGTGTTGGAGGGAATAGAAAGTTATGGGAGAATGTTGAAGTTACAGCAATTGAAAATCAAAAATATATTGCAGATAAATACAAAGATTTGTTTCCTAATGATAAGGTTTTAATCACAAATGCACATGAATTTTTGATTGAGAATTATGATAAGTTTGATTTTATCTGGTCTAGCCCCCCATGCCCAACACATTCAGTCACAAATCATTTTTTGCACCATCGAGGTATAAAAAGATATCCTGATATGAATTTATGGCAAGAAATTATATATTTGAAAAAGTGGTTTAAAGGTTATTTTGTAGTCGAGAACGTTATACCTTATTACAAACCATTAATTAAACCAACTGTTAAAATTGATAGACATTTGTTTTGGTCAAATTTTGATATAGAATCTATAAAAATTAAAAGAAATTTTAATATCACTAATTGTAGAGCATCAACAAGATCTAAAAATGATTCAAAATCATTAGAAAATTATCACAAAATTAAATTAGGAAAAATAAAAAATAAAAGAAAATTATTAAGAAATTGTGTGAACCCAATTATTGGCAAACATATTTTTAATGAATTTTTGAAAAAAATTAAAAATTCCTGGTAGCTCAATGGCAGAGCGGGAAGCTGTTAACTTCAAGGTTGCTGGTTCGAATCCAGCCCAGGGAGCAAATATGCATCAAAAAGAAAATGAAAATCCACCAGTCGACGGTTATTACGATGACAGTATAGATCTAGGTGAAGATGAACTTGATCTAGATTTTCTAGATTAATCCAGCAGCTTTTCTAACTTCCTGTCTAGGGTTGTGGATGTATTTAATAGCTTTTTGATTTTTTTTTACAGCTTCTAACTGAACCTCAAGACTGGGATTTTTAAGGTATCTAATAAAAAATCCATCATTTCTGACAGCCTCAAGTTGAACCTCAAGACTGGGATTGTTAAGGTATTTAATAGCCCACCCATTATTTTTAACAGCCTCGAGTTGAATTTCCTCACTGGGATTGTTAATATATTGAATAGCTAATCCATCTTCTTTAACAGCCTCGAGTTTAACTTTTTCACTGGGATTTTTGATAAATTTAATAACAAATCCATATTTTTTTACAGCCTCAAGTTGAATCTCCTCACTAGGATCATTACAAGAAATTCCCTGTTTCCTAAACTTCATAAACTCATTCCAAGTTTCGGGGGTGGGTAAATCACCTTCATTTACAGCTTCTTGTAGTTGGTTGATTAAATCCTTAATTTTTTGTCTGTTCATATTTCTTCCTTAAATCTAAGTTGGCAATACTCGATAGCTTTGTCGTGCTTCTGTTCAATAATCTCTATGACTTGTTTTAATTGATTGATATTATTTAGATTTTTAGAACTCTCGCCAAAATTTATATAAGTTTGTGTGCGATTTTCGTAGGCTTGATCAATACAAGCATTGTATTTTTTTTTAGTTGTGTGGCGTTTATATTGATAAATATTAAGTGCAACTAGAGCAATCAACATTATGCTTATGAATATTTTAATTATTTTTTTCATGTTTAAACCTACTTTCTAATTGTCGCTGCGTCATAATTTCTTTTGTTTTTTTGAGATCATCTAAAAAATAGAATTTCTTGTCTCCAATTTCAATCATTCTGATTGAGACATCTGGATGATTGATCCATTTGTATATAGTAAATCTCGATCTATCAAGTTTTTTAGCCGCGGATTGAACGTTTACCCAATTCTCACTGTCAATCTCAATCATTTTCGCCTTTCTTTGGAAAAGTTAGTGACGCAATCATAAAAAAATCAACTCCAACCATATAAAATATTGTTAAGATTAGGCTATAAAATAGAGATTTTAATAAGAGTAGTAACAAAAGAGCAAACGCTAGCCAACACCCAAAAGATAGTATTCGTTTTAATTGCATACTCTTTTCTTCAAAAGTCATTTTGTCTTTCATTTTATCTGTACCTTTCGTCAGTAATTCCGTAATGGTCTAATCCGACTTGTTCAAGTCTAGAATCGTGATTGTATGTGTCGTCAAAACAATCAGGTTGATTGTCGTATTCTTCTTCTTCATTTAAACTTTTAATATAATTTTTGTAGTCTTGAAAATCGGCTATTTTTACATCGTTCATTTTTTGTTTCCTCCTTTTTAATTTTTAATAATGGGTAGTTTTAAAACGTGCCCAGGTTTATCTAAAGATTATTTGTTCACTTCAATTTTAACCTGGCAAAGATCGCTACACTTTAAAAAGTGCTTTGTGGCCAAACTTAGATCAGCCACACGGTTATATTTTTCAAACCCACCACTGTCTGTAACTACAGCTTGAGTTGAAATGTTGTTGTCAAGGTTGGTTATCGTAACAAGCTCATTTTTATATTTTTTGAATTGAGCTGGTGGCAAAGCGACAGTTTTTCTGTCGTCATCTAAAGGCTCACCATTAGCCATGATTCGGTTCGGGTGGCAGCCAATACACATCGCCCGTGTGTAGTATGAGGCTTCTCCCTCGCCTATTGTCTTTACAGTTTCTACTGTTTCGGTCTCGTTAACAGCTTCATTTTCAATTGTTTGAGTTGAGTCGCTGTTGGTTGTAGCTTGGACCTCAACAACTTCAATTTTCACCGGCTGCTGTTTGATTAAAACAGGTGGTTGAAAAACGATTGGCGATTGAAATTCTAAATAATAAGTTTTGAACCACTCGTTGATTATCATAACTCCAAAGCAAATAGAGAGAGTTGCTATTCCGACCCAGATCCCAGTCCAAACACTTGATTGTTTGTTAATCTTGTTTTCGATCTGTTTTTTAGTTTGAGGTTTATTTTTAGTTTTTTTTGTCATGTTTTCCTCCAAACATTTTTTATAATATTCATAATATAATTTGCAATAAACAAATTGTCAAGTACCAGTTTATTTAATTAAGACTTATTTAATATTCATTGCAAGTTTACATTGAATTTGTTAAACTAATCTTAGATACAAATTACTCATGAAACTTGATGCAGTGGCGCTAAAGTTTTGGTAATTTAAAGTTATATATAATAGCTCGATTCGTCGGGCTATTTTTTTAAAATAAGCACAAGATGATTAAAGAAAATATAGAAAGAATTGTTCTGTTTCAAAATGAGCATCACGGCAGGATCAATGATCACGACACACCTAAAATAGTTGAGCAACTATTTCTTGAGGAATATAAAGAGTTACTTGAGGCGATTGAGTTGTGCAAACTTGGAGCACCGCCTCTTTTAGTTATGAATGAAATCGGAGATGTGGGATATTTGTATATAAAAGTTTGTAGTTTCGGTGAAAATATAATGATTGAAGGCATCATGGCCATGGTATTTGAATTTTGTAAAAAGTTTGAAATCGATATTAACGCTTGCATTCGGATGAAGGTTTTGAGAAATGACGTCAAATATCCTCTGACGCTAACAAATGAAGCTAAAAATTATGACGCTTGTATAAAAAAAAGTAAAGAACAATACGAGCTTTTAGGGGGAGACAGATTGTTTTATTTTATGTTCATGATGATTGAGGAAGAGTAGCTTTTTGTACTGCTAGCCAGATAGTGTCGGCGATTCCATCAATTCGCATGATTTTTTCACCGAGGCGCTTAGCTTCTTTAAGATTATCAATTCCTTTAGTTTCAAGAGTTTGGGCAATGTGTAAATAGAAGTTTTTTCCCCACCGCGGCAATAAATCTTTTGCCCGCTTGTATCTTTGGATGTATTTCCTTGCTGTCGTTGGATTTTTTTTCAATTGTCTGCCAAGTTTAGAAAAGTTTTTGTGCTCTTGAAAAGCAAAATAGGCGTTTTCGTATTTTTTGATTTGATCTTTGATTTTTATTTTTTGCATAACATTAGGAGGGGTGAGAGTAGAAAAAAAAACTATTGTTATTTCGGAGGAAACAAGGAACAAACTATCACCCCTCTTAATATTATACAACTAATTGTCTCAAATTCCAATCCGAACCTAGCACGTGTAGCACAAGCTCCGATTGGATTTTAAAACAACTAATCCATATATTTATCGATTATTTTGCTTGCCATTGATTTGCTCAGCCCCTCTTTAATAGCTGCTTTTATTTTAGCTTGTTTGTGTTGGGGAATTGATCCAAGCAACATTAGTTTCGTAATAAAGCTGATTTGTTTAGAAGTGGCTTTATCGTTTTTGTGTTTGCTATGGTTGTAATTTGAACTATTGGTTGCCTTGTTGATTTCGTCAGCTGAAGCAACTGAATCAATTACGCCAATGCCCATTAGGGCTAAAGCTCTACCAACGGCTGATGTGCCGGCATTTTCTAATGCGGCAGTTTCATTAACCCGGCTTGATCCAATTGTTGCTTGACTGTGACCCACAAAAACTCGTTCTGGTTTGTCAACGTCAGGAGTCACCTCAGCTTTCATTACGATTGTGTCTGAAGTTAGATCTGAAAGGATTTTAGTTTGAATTTGCCCATTTGGATATTTCTCGTTGAAAAAGATAATCCTATCTTTGACCAAAACATACTTTTTTCCTTTGATGTCAATTGCTTTTTTTGAAAGTGTTTGTTTTGTTTGTTGTTGTTTTTTTGTCATTTTGTTCCTCCATTTATTATTTGTATTATAATAGCGTGATTGCCAAATATTGTCAAGCCTTACGGGTAGTTTTAAAACGTGCCCAGGTTTTAAAAATTAAATTAATTCAAGTTTGTTATCTTCCATAAATTCTCTGACGTTTTCTACAACTTCCGTAATGATTTCGTCTTTGGCTTGGGTCATAAGTTCTCGTTCCCCAAGTTCTTGAAGATACGAATAGTCAAAAAGATGTGACCAATCATCATTGGTGGACATTATTTTTTTGACCGCCACAACTTTTTGTGAATTGTGACTGACGTTGCCTGTGTACTCATATGTATCAACTGTCCCGTCTGTGAAGAAAATCAGGTCAACGTTTACGTTTGGTTGGAATTGATCGAGGTCTTGATAGGCTTTTTCGACCAAGTTTTTAATATCTTCATATTTATACTTTTTCATTTTTTCCTCCTGTTTTTTAATTTTTAACGAATACTCAAGATCACCGTCCACAAAATCGTAATAATAAAAATCGTACTTCCATTTCTCACCATCTTCTTTTAAATTTCTGACCTGACTTTGAACCTTAGATTTATATGTACATTTTCCAAATCTATCAACAATTTCTTGCCAGGTCATTTTCTTAAAATTTGACCAAGGATTGCCATTGTAACCAAATGTACTTGAATAGCCCAGCATTTTTACTTCGAATACTTTTTTCATTTTTGTTCCTCCTTTGAACAATTTTATAATAACTGCAGTATAAATGGTAAATGACAAGTTGTCAAGTACCAATTCTACACATATTCATCAACGTATGATAGAATAAAACTATGGAACTTTTAATACGTGATCACAAAGCAATCAGCTGGAACCAGCTATATGAGCAGGGGCATTGGACAAAAAGGAAGCGTTTAGCAGATCAGATACACAAACTTGTTTGGGCAGAGGTGAAAGCTGCAAAGTTGAAACCAATCGACGGCAAAGTAGAAATCGAAATCGTCGCTCAATTCAAAACAAAAAGGCTTCGAGACGTTGACAATATTTGCTCAAAATTATATGTAGATGGGCTAAAACTTGCTAAAGTAATCAAAGACGATCATTTTAAAATAGTGACAAAAATAACAAAAAGCATTGTCATAGGATCAAGCAATCAGCTAAAAATTAAAATAACAAAAAAATGATTATTAAACGAGACAAAAAGGGTCGAATAATTGATTCGACAGGACAAGATACCAACAAGTACGACACCGCTGGTAGACCTACAGTGATGACGCCAGAGGTGATAGCAAAGCTAGAGAAGGCTTTTGCGATTGGGGCAACTGACATCGAAGCTTGCGCCTTTGCTGGGATTTGTGAAACAACTCTTTATTATTATCAGCAAAAAAACCCCGAGTTCAAAGATCGAAAAAAACGTCTCAAAGAGCAGCCGATTCTGAAGGCAAAAAACACTGTTGTAGCAAATCTTGATGACGTCAAAAATGCACAGTGGTATCTAGAACGCAAGAAAAAAGATGAATTTGGGCAACGAACAGAGATCACTGGAGCAGAGGGCGGGCAACTTCAACAACTCATTATAGTCAAAGCAAAGGAGCTACAAGATGGCGAAGGTAATCAACCTAAGCAGCTGGCAGACAAGAGTGTGGGATGATCAGAATCGCTATATTCTACTCAATTGTGGGCGACGTGCGGGTAAAACCTACTTTTCAGCCTTAAAACTGATTGATTTTTCAGCGAAAAACAAAAACAAAATCTGCTGGTATATCGCACCGACCTACAAACAGGCCAAGCAAATCATGTGGGAAATGTTAAAAAATCTGGTTCCGTGGCCATCAATATTAAAAACTAACGCTACAGAGCTCTATATTCAGCTCAAAAACGGATCTAAAATAGAATTGAAGGGTGCAGACAATCCTGATAGTTTGAGGGGTGTTAGAATCGATCTAGCAATCTTTGATGAGGTTGCGTTCATGGACAACTGGAGTCAGGTTTGGAAAGTGATTAGACCGACTTTGATGGACAGTCAAGCCGATTGTTATTTTATCTCGACGCCGAACGGATTCAATCATTACAAAGATATGTATGATCAGGCAAAAATAAAGCCTGATTGGTCGAGCTACAAGTTTACTACTTGGGACAATCCCTACATTCCTAAAAAAGAGCTTGAACAAGCAAAAGTTGAGATGGACGAGAATAGTTACGCACAAGAAATAATGGCTGAGTTTAGGAAAATGAAAGGTTTGATTTACACAAGCTTTGACAGGCAAATACATCTAGGAGACGTGCCGCCTTTAACTCAAACCTGGACGTACGGGCGCAGTCTTGATTTCGGATTTTCTCACAAAACAGCTCTACTCTACTTTGCAGTCAACGATACGGGTTCAAAAATTGTGTGTTACGATGGGTTCTACAAACAGGGCGTTTTGATTGATGAGCTAGCAGAAGTTGCCAAAACAAAGAGGGGCAACAAACAAATGGCTATCAGTGTAGCCGATAGCGCACAGCCCCTACTTATTGAGGAGCTTCGAAGGAAAGGCGTATATTTTGATGCGGTTGAAAAGGGAGCTGATAGCGTGAGGTCTGGTATAACAAAAGTCAAAGAAAAGCTAAAGGTTCGAGCCGACACTGGAAAACCAACACTTCTAATCAACAAAGAGCTTACGTGGCTAGCTGATGAATTTGAAACCTATAGGTGGATGGAAAATAAAGCTGACGGATACATCAAGGAAAAACCTCTCAAAAGGAATGATGATGCACTAGACGCTCTTCGCTACTACATCATGAGCTATCAACCGACTAGTACAAATCAATATCTGACGATTAATAAAACTAATAAGAATTGGCAAATTGGAACATGAATAATAATCAACTATTTCTACAAAAACTAGAACAAATTGATCCAAATCTGTTTGTCATTCGACAACTTTTAGCTCAAACAAAAGTCAATCCTGCGATTTTACCGTTTCTAATTAGATCTCTTTACAATCTTAGTATTGGAAGTGGTTACGGAAAAATTGAAATCTACATGAGCGCCGGACGTGTCACTCAAATTCGAACAGAAGAAACCTCAAAGGTTGAACGAGTTGTGATGACGAAGAGGTGATGGAGGTGCTATTGTTACTGATTTCAGTAAGATTAGATAACTGCATTTGATTTTTTAAAAAATGTATGTATATACTGAAAATATGAAATACAGCGGTCTACTAATAATTTCACAATTGTTAATTTTCACGAGCTAGTCAACCGTCTCCTGATCGTTGCGGGTGGCTAGTTCATGAAAGGTTTTTATGGATAAGTCAATATTATATGAAAAAAACGGTATGCATTTTGAGGACCGTTTACAAACTTTTTCAGTAGAGGAACAAGAAAAAGCAAAAATTAATAAAGCTAATGCGTCTCTTGTTTTTTCTCCAAAATTCATACCTTTTTACCCAAAGCTACTCAAAGAAGGCTTGACGATGACTGAAATAGTTATATATGGCTTTATAGATTTTTATATATCAAATTGTAAAAATATATTTTATTTCACTAATAAACAAATATCTGAAGTTTGTGGTTGTAGTACAAAAACTGTTAAAAGATCAATTTCAAAACTAAAAAAATATTTTCATATTCGGTACAAAAAAACAACCAATGGTACTGTTAGATTCATTAATCCACAATCAAAAAAACAAAAGGTTAATAAAAAAAGAATAAGTGGAATGGACAAAATGTCCGGGGGGGGACAAAATGGGACTAGGGGGGGACAAAATGGGACCAGGGGGGGACAAAATGTACCCGCAAATAATAATAATAATAAGAATAATAATATTAATATAAATATTAATAAGCAAAAGCATGGTAATAAATTTATAAATCTTTTAATGGATAAATTCAAAAGCGAGTTTGGATTCTCACCGACTGACAAAAAACCTAGGTTTCATGCCTATAATCTTAAAAGGAATATTGAAAAAACATATAAAGTACACAAGAAAGATCTAACTGAGCAATCATTCATTAATCACATCAATGTTTTTTTTGATTGGTTGAAAAAACAAATATATTTCGAAGGAATACAAACAATGGATGCCGTGAGACGAAAATATAAAATGTTTGCAGATATAATAGAAGAAAGGAAAAATGAAAAAAGTAAATGAAAAAAATAAACTAGAAAATCATAAAAAGATTATAAAAAAATTATCAAAAAATAAAACAATAATTGCTTATAAGAAATATTTAGATTTAGATAATCAAACAAAATATAAGTTAAAAAACAAATGGAAAAAATATTATGAGAAGGTAAAAAAATGTGAAGAATATTTAGATTTAGTGAAACAAAAAGAAGCTTTTAGAACAGGAAACATGAAGCTTGTCAAAGAAATAGCACAAAAACAAAGAGATAAATTAAATGGCTTATTGCCTTATAAAAAAATAAAAAAACCAAGCTCTATAGATCCAGTATTTTTAATCAAAAATCAAGATGTAATGCAATACAATATTAGCTTAAAAGTAATTGAAAGATTAGAATCTCGTGATGTAAAAAATGTTTATCAAAATCTATTTTAAAATAAATTTCTTGTAAGCTATTGCACGTTTGATAAAAATAAGCTACAATGAACGTAATTAGGAAAGGCGAAAACCCAACACTATTACGTTTGGGTTTTTTTTATTGAAAGGATATATGGGAGATGTTTTAAATCTTGATGCCGCAGAAGGCAAAAATATTATTGAGGATAGTGACACTGCTTGTATTGAGCTGACTCAAGTATCAGGCAATCCCAGCGTTGCAGCTCTTAAGCTTGGAACCAGTGCAGCCAGTGGAGCAATGATTGAAATTTCAAACGCTTTGATTAGTACAGCTAGTGCAACCGTTCAATCGTTCATGATTCCGGTTAGACACACAAGCGAAGACAAAATAGCCTACTTGGTAGCATACACTATAGCGTAATATGGCAAATCAAATTATAGATCAGAATGTAATAGCCGAAGAGCGGGAATTCTTGAAGCGGCAATTAAATACGTCAAACAACAATTTGGCTGATTTACGCCAAAAATATTACGGTGGAGCTATTGGGGCTACGAAGAGGAAACACTATAGCGAGTTGATAAGAACGTGGTTACAATTGCAAACTGGAAGTAGCAAAATATACCTTTCAGATCTTTGGAATGATTTTTTGAACGATCAGGGCATTCAACCAGGCAAACTACAGGAACGAATTAGGGTTTTTTTTAGAACAAGTACTGGGTTATCACCAAACAACGCACGAATCACAACCGATGGCAATTTCAGAATTACAACCGATGGAGATTATCGAATTATAGCTACATGAAGGAACTATGGCAAATTTCAAAATTTCAGATATAACACTAGAGAGTCAGATAGCAGGTACAGATTTACTTGAGAAAGAAACAGCAGGCGGAACAAGTAAGCGTTTTGAAGCTAGCTACATGACGGACCAAATGAGTGCGTCGTTGGCTGGTACGTCAGGAACAGATTTTGCAATTAGTGACGCTGGCTCAGGTGAAATTGACGTAGCCGCAGGCACAGCTTATCTTCGTGCTTCTGACACACAGACTGGGGCTATTTTGAAATTTTCTTTTGCCGGTCAATCAGGAATATCACTTACTGATCAAAATACGAACTGGGTGTATTTAGATTACAACGCTGGAACTCCACAAGTTGCTACAACCACAACTTTTTCAACAATAGATTTAAATACTCAAGCAATCATTGGCAGAGTTTATCGTGACGGAACGACGCTACACATCTACGAAGTAGGACAATATTTCTCAAACTACAACACCCTTGATTGCAAAAAAGATTTTGAGGTTGACGGAATTGAAAGAGCGTCAGGACTAGTTTTAGGTGAAACTGGAACTAGAAACATAACCGTTTCGGCAGGGGTAATATATTGTGCTCACAATAGAACTACAACAAGTGCAATTGATACCTCAGGGGCTGACACTTTTGACGTATTTAACAGTGGTGCTAGTACGTCACCAGACACTACAGGAGTTAGCCAGGTAGACAATACTCAGTACTGGAATGGTGCGGCGCTAGCTAATCTAACAAATAACCGCTATGGGACCAGATTTTTCTTCATGGACCACGAGGGTGACGTCTACATGGTGTATGGGACTAGCAACACAACAGATGTTGCCACTGCAGAGAATGAAGCAATCCCAACTTTGAACACTTTTTTAAATGATTTTGCTATCTACATTGGCAGGGTTGTAATTGAAAAAGGAGCTAGTAGTTTTGAATTAACTACAAACCCATTTTTAACGGTTGAATCTGGTGTTATTGTGACTGACCACGGTGATCTAGCAGGACTTGCAGATGACGATCACAGCCAATATGCACTGTTGACAGGCAGGTCTGGTGGACAAACTATTTACGGGGGGACAGATGCAAGTGATAACTTAACACTAGATAGCACCAGTGACTCAACAGAGGGGTTGATAATTGTCAATTCTGATTTGCGTACAGACAGATTCCTAGGAGGTGGAGACAATACATTTATAGGTGAAGGCGTGGCTGGAACAGGACTAACTCATAGTATTGGTGTTGAAGGATGGCAAAACACTTTTGTAGGTGATTCAATAGGAACAGGAATAACATCTGGGTACAGAAATACGGCTTTAGGTCAAAGTATCTACAATTCACTTACCACTGGCTATTCAAATATTGCGATTGGATCAGGAGTAATGGGGGCACTTACCTCTGGCCATCAAAATACTGCAATCGGAAGAACAGCTTTAGCCACCGTTACAACGGGCAAAGAAAATACAGGAATAGGAGTTGGAGCTGGATTAAATACAACTGGAGATTCAAATACTCTGATTGGTTTCCTGGCTGGCGACAACATCACTAGTGGATCGAACAATATCATAATTGGATCGGATATTAACGCCGACAGTGAAACTGCAAATAGTCAGATCAATATAGGAAATGTTTATAAGGCGACTTCAACTGAAATTCTACTGACAAAAAATACATTCATCAACGACACGGCCAACACTAACTCAACCATAGGTCTCACTATCAACCAAGGGGCTAATGATGATGAGATCCTGACACTCAAAAGCAGTGACGTGAATCAACCTGCTACAACTTCAACCGAAGCAGATACATTTGGGCTATTTAAGAAAAACAATGCAACAAATGGAGGTCTTCTAATCAACGGCTACAGTGATGGTGATAACGTTGGGATCAAAATTAACGGAATCATGGGGGCTTCTGATCCGACTGACACAACTGGTGCAATCGTATTTGCAGGCTACAAATCAGATGGAAGTACGGGAGTAACAGCTCTAGCAGACGATGAAACTGTATTTCAAGTTAAAAACTCAACCACAGAGCTTATGACGATTTTGGGCGATGGCAGCGTAGGTATTGGAGTAACTGATCCAGGCTTTAAACTTGAGGTTGTTGGAAACAGTAATTTGGTAGCTAGTAGAATAGTGGCACCATCTGGTACTGCTGGAAATGTTAGGAACGTCTTAGCCTTAAAAGGATTAGCAACCGTTGATATGAACGATGGATTTGGTGCACAGATTCTATTTCAAATTGAAGACACAGCTGCTTCAAATAATAATATTGGAGTTCTTGGGTATAGAAGAGCAGGAGCTGATAATACCTCTGAATTTTTTATAAAAACTGCTAATTCTGGATCCTTGAGTGAAGCTTTGACAATCGATGAAGATGGCAACGTCGGCATCGGGACGACAAGTCCTGATTCTTTACTACACATTGAAGCAGATCAAGATACTACGGAGTATTTATATTTGGAGGGACATGATAATGATACGGCTTCCACAAGACCTGTTTTTAAATTTCTGCGTTCAAGAGGCTCGCAATCTTCACCATCCATAGTTTCTGATGATGATAATGTCGGTACAATCTTAGCTTCTGGATATGACGGTAGTGGTTATCACATCTTGGGTTCAATTGAATTTAATGTTGATGGTACTCCCTCTGATGGAACGGATATGCCTGGAAGAATTACATTTTGGACAGCACCAGATGGAAGTTCTACTCGACAGGAACGAGTTCGTATAGATAATGCTGGCAACGTCGGCATTGGGACGACGGATCCGAATGAAACCTTACATATATATGATGATGGGGGTTCTACTAACGCTGATCTTAAACTGGAAGATTCGGTTAACGACGCAAGGATATTTTTCTCTGCTGGTGCTACTTACACGGGTGGAAAAATTGAATATAAGAGTGCCACTGGAGACATGGAGTTCACGGCAGACAGTGACATTGTAATGAACAGCAGCGTCTTCATCGGCGACACGGCTAACACTGAAATGACTCAAGGTCTCACCATCAACCAGGGAGCTAACGACGATGAAATACTATCTTTAAAAAGCTCAGATGTAGCACACGGTGATACTAGCACAACTGAGACAGACACGTTTGGAAAATTTGGGAAGTCAGATAGTGCCGCTGGAGGCTTGAGCGTAGTTGGTTACCGAGATAGTGATGGTGGGGCAGGTGATGCCTTAATTTTAAAGGGCTTTTTAGATGAAAACGCAAATACGAATAAAACAACATCTGCGTCTGGTGTTATTCGGATGATAGCGACAATAACTGATGGAAGTACAGGAGAAACTACTGTAAATTCCGATGGAAATTTAATGGTGATTGGAAATTACAACACAACTCGCTTTATCTTTGACGCTGAAGGATCTGCACATGCTGATGTTGAGTGGACTACCTTTGACTCTGAAAACGATGTTGCTTTACTCGACGCAATGACACATGAATTTGAGTCTAGAAAATCAGATCCCGTAAAGGCAGAGTACGGTAAATTTATGAATGAGCATAAACAGCTACTTCAAGAACACAAAATAGTCAATTTTTATGATGATGGCCCAAGGGCAATGGTTAACACAACAAGACTGCAAATGTTACTTACTGGTGCTGTTAGACAACTAGCCCGTAAAGTAGAAAAATATGAATTAGCTTTTAAACAATTAGGAGTAGATACAAACAATTTATTAACAACGTAAAGGAAAAATATGCCATTTAATTTTATTAACTTCATTAGCACCCAACTTGGTGACAGTGTAACTACTCAGCAAAAAGCAACCATGCTTGAAAACTTCACTGATAGCTTTAGTTATAGTGAAACGATCGACGGTGAAGACAATCCACAAACCCGAGCAGAATATGCAAACTACAAGATTCATAACTGGATCAAAACTAGAATTTCAGGCGAAAAGGAGAAAAAACAACGCTTAGCTGCAGTCACCGATACCAGCACAATTTTAGATGATGTATAATAGAAATATTATATATTATTAGAAAGATTGAATGAAAATAAACGTCACTCAAACATTAACCGATTTAAACGGTGAAGATATAATGACTGAAAAAGGAGATTTAACTCTTAGATCAGTGTTAGTAAATTCCTTAATGGGTAATTATAAAGAAGAAAACATAAGTGGTGAGGAAAAATTGAATAGGTTCATTTTAGCTGAAAAGATACAAAAAAATGATGAGATTGAATTGAAATCTGAAGAGATATCAAAAATAAAAAAATTAATAGCTAAAGCATTTACCACTCTAATAGTAGGCAAAACATATAAAATCTTAGAAAATGAGTAATCAAACAAAAGATCAAAATAGAACAGCTGAAGAACGAGACTTTTTAAAACAAGCAAATGATTCTTCAAACAATTATCTTAGCGATTTAAGACAAAAATACTTTGGTGGAGAAATTAATGCTTCTAATTATCAACACAAATCAGAACTTGTTAGAACTTATCTGCAAAAAGCAACTGGTTTAGACAGCAATTATCTTAGCGATTTATGGGAAAAATTTTTAAACGATCAAGGAATTCAAGCAGGAACATTAAGAGAACGAATTAGAGTATATTTTCGAACAACTTAAAAAACCAATGAAGGACAAATGGCAAAAAAGAATTTGATTAAAGGCACTAAACTAGAACGAAATACTTTTACGCAAGTAATTGATCACTACCAAATGTCAGAGGAGGATTTAGAGCAAAGAGAGAGCGACTGGGACAAAAAAGATGAGCTTTTTAGAAGCTATATTAACACAAGTAATTATCCATACAATGCTAAAGTATTTGATCCACGTGTTTTTACCTTTATATTTGAAAAATCAAGTCGGATGTTTGCAAGAAAACCTCGAGGTAGATTAGTGCCAAGAGAAGGCGGAGATGTATTAGGAGCTCGAATAAACAATCAGCTTTTGAGTTATCAATGGGATGACAACGAGCGAGTAGACAACAGATCAATGCTGGCCAAATGGGCCATCATGGATCAGAACTGCAGAAAATACGGGGCTAGCTTTGCCCTTGTCAATTGGCGTTATGAGCGAAAACTAAAACGAAAAAAGAAAAATGATGGTGAATCACAAATATATTTTGATGGACCGGATTTCATTCCTTGGGCAAATCGAGATGTACTTCACAATCCTAGCTACTCAACAATTAAAAAATGGATTCAGCTTAGAAGTTATGTAACAATCGATGAGCTGACAAAAACCAACGACGCAGCACGGGGAAAACCAGTTTACAAAAATTTAGATATCCTGCGAGATAGTCTGAAAGCTGCTAGCCAGGATCGAAGAGACAACAACTACATTAGTAAGAATAAATCAATCAAGGGCTTAACTGATTATTTAGGCAGTGATGAAACTTTTAAAGTTGTTGAAGTTGTAACAGAATATAGACAAGACCGATGGATCACATTTAGCCCAAAGCACGGAATAATTTTAAGAGATATTCCTAATCCTTATGACCATTGTGAAATACCAGTAGTCCAATTGAAATATATTGAAATTGATGACGATATATATGGTTTGTCTGAAATTGAACCAGTGGAAAGATTGCAAAAGGCGGCAAATTCACTGATCAATCAGTATTTAGACGCAGTTAATATGAGCCTTTATGCACCTCTGAAGATAAGAGCAAACAGCGTACAAATGCACACGCTAGAATTTGGACCAGCCAGCAAGTGGATCATGAACGATCCGTCTAGTGATGTTGTTACACACGATCAAAGTATTACTGGTGTATCTGAGTTTACTAGCACGTACAGTTTTATGATTAGTGCGCTGCAAAATGCAGTTGGAGAATCCAGCGCAGGAGTTAGTGCAGTCAATCCGTTTGAAGGCGACAAAACAGCCACAGAGGTGCGACAAAGTGCAATGCAAAGAAACGTTAGAGATGCATTTAATCAGGTGTATCTGAGTGGCGCAATGAAAAAGCAAATGATGTTCTGGCACTCAATGAACAAACAATTTCTCTTTAACAACCCGGCAGAAAGACAAAAAATAATTAGAATTACAGGTAGAGACAGCTTGAGATATTTTCAAAAGATCGGACTGGATAAAATGGTCCCAACTAAAGAGGGTGAAGAACTACTTCAAATGCCTGAGCTTGACAATGTAAATGTTAGACCTAGTGAGATAGGAATGCCTATGTTCCCAGTGGAAACAGCCGAGGGAATAGTGCCAAAGCTACAGATCGATCAAACAGGTGAGGAGGGCGATTTAATTATTGAACCAGATGATATGAATGGGCTTTACGACTACATACCAGATATTGAATCGATGGCGCTACCTAATGATGCACAAATTGCAGCACAAAAAAGACAGCTATTAGAGCTTGCAACAAATCCAAGTGTTCAGCAAATTTTACAATCAGAGGGAACAAAGATAAAATACAAAGAGTTACTAATAGATTTATTTGAACAGTTAGGAGTTAGAGATGCCGAAAAGTACTTCGAAAAAGCAAGACAACCAAAACCGATTGGACAAGCTCAACAAGCAAGAGCGGGAAGCGTACAGCCAGGCATGCCTAATTCAGGAAATGAGCCAAACCAAGGGATGGCGGGAGGTAATCCAACCATGGCTGCAAGCCAAGCGTGACCAGTCGTTCCCCGATCCATCAAGTTTTAAAAAAATTGAAGAGTTTAATTATGCAGCACTGACTGCTAGTGTATATAAAAAAGTGATTGCTGAATTTTTAGTTTTTATTGATAGCCAAAATAAAACTGTAAAAACTCTTGAAGACAAGATGAATGACAAATTAGATAAAAGATTTAATATTGGAGAATGATATGCCCATACATGGAGGGAAAAATAAAAAAGGAAATTTTGTAAGATGGGGCAGAAGAGGTAAAAAATATTATTATGAGTCAGGAAATAAATCAAGTGAGCGTCGAGCTAGAAAAAAGGCAAGAAAACAAGCTAAAGCAGCTTACGCAAGCGGTTATAAACATGCATGAAAGGAATCTATGGCAGTAGTCAAACTAACAAAAAAAGAAAAGAGTGAAACTAAAAGTAAAGACAAAAGCAAATGTTCAGATAAAGACTTAAAACGTAAAGTAGATAGAATTATTAAGTATATTAATAAACAAGTTGAAATCGTCAACATAGGCGGTGACCCTTTTAAAAATGAACTAAAGGATATATGAAAAGAGTTAGAATAAAACCGATTGAAGTAGAAAAAAATGTAGATACAAGCAGAACTGTGAGTGTGTCTAGATTTTATGATCAAGCAACCGGTCAAGAATATGTTTGTCAACCAAACAATATCATTACTGTACCCGATGGTGTAGCAAACAGATGGGTATCTTTTGACAGTAAAGTAGAAATCATTAATGATTTGTATTAATGAGTGATTTGAAACATTTACCTAAATCCAGTGACAAATATTGGAAATTCAGCGATTATAAAAACATTGTTGATTTATCGAAATTATCTCCTAAAAGATGTGAACACGAGTTTATCAGAGTTAATGGTCGTGAAGTAGAATGCAAACACTGTCACATTGGTTACGTTTTGAATTCTAAAAGTTTTTTGAAACACGGGCATATTTACATTGGAGATAAAAAAGTATTATAATGATATCAGAGTATTTATTTATAATCCCGCGATGCTGGCGTCACAGGCACAAAAGAAAGGAGTTGGAATGGATGACCAACCACAAGGGGAGCAAGCACAAACAACTGCTCAACCCCAACCACAGGCACAAACAACTGCTGAGACAGTAACTCAGCAATCAGCAATGCCTACTGAAGCTCAACAAACTAGTGAAAATCAACCTACTGAAAAAGTGGCTGAGCCAAATCAAGAGACACGATCTCAAGAAACAGAGGATTCCAATCAGAGGACTAATCAGAGCAAACAGGATGATTTAACACTCCCAGAAAATGCAAAGGAGAGAACCCAAGAGCAGTTTCAAAAGTTAAAGAAAAGACTTCGAGATGAACGTATGGCAAGGCGAAAGCTAGAACAATACGTGCGTCAAGCTAGTACTCAATCGCAACAAGCACAACGTGCTAAAAGTGTTGAGGACTATTTAGATCAAAATAAAGGACAAGTTGACAAGGGCGTTTATAATCCTGATACAGGGACATTAAATGTTGACATACTTGAGAAAAAGCTTAAAGCTGCTGATCAATATAAAAAACAATTAGATCAAGTCAGTCAAGAATTTCAAAACTATGTGATAGCCCAGCAAGAAAAAGAAACATTTGCAAGCTATCCGGAACTTGATCCAAACAATACAGATTTTGATGAAGATCTACATAGGGCAACAAGAAGTTTTTTACTCGACAGCCAAGTTAATCCGCAGGATTACGGAGGACGTCAATTAACATTTAAAGAAGCTGCAGATAAGGCAAGCAAATTTATGAAAAAACGTGATAAACAGGTAGCTAAAGAAGCTGCTAATCAAACAATGAAACAAATCACACAAAAAGAGCAAGCCTCTCTTCAAGCAACTGGCAATAGTGGAAATAGAACTCAAGCTAGACAAGATCTAGGTGATCTGAGAAACAAAACTAGATTGGGGAACATGGAAGCTCTACTTGCCAGAATGAAAGGAATCCCCAATAAAAAATAATTTTTAGAAAGGGGAACATATCATGGCGTATGGACTTAAAACTTATCAAGATGGCAGCAGACGTGAGGATTTAATCGATCTAATCACTGACGTCTCCCCTGATGATAACCCATTATCAACGATGTTGGCTACCACAACGGCTACTCAATCACTTCACGAATGGACTGAGGATTATATCTCTCGTCCCTCAAGTGTCAGTAAAGCTATTGAAGGAGCAGCAGCAACTTATAGTGATTTGACTCAACCATCAAGACGAGTTAATGTTACTCAGATTATTAGCCAAACTTTTAGAGTTTCTGGCACTGAATCAGCAGTAGCAGTAGCAGGTGGACGTGATCCTTACGATTATCAAGCCGCTAAGGCTCTAAGAGAGTGGAAAAATAAGATGGAGTATGCTTTAATCAACGGAAGCATTGCTTCTGGATCATCTGGTGTTGCTAGGGAAATGTCAGGGCTGGATAGTGTTATTACTACTCACGCTACTCAAAGAAATTCAGGCACATCCTTATCTGAAACAGAATTTAACGATTGTGTTGAGGAAGTCTGGAATGATGTCGGTAAAGAGGATGTCTTTGATACAGTTTTAACCACATTTGGTTTAAAACGAAAGATATCAACATTTACGGCAGGAAACAACCGGTACATGGACGCTTCAGACAAGAAGCTAGTGCGACCAGTAATGATTTACGAATCAGATGGCGGTATTCACAAAATCATGGCTCACAAAGACGTGAGACGTGCAGCTGCCACACCTGGGCCAACTATCTACGGTATAAAAGAAGACAAGTACAAAATTGCTTATCTTCGCAAACCAGAACGTGAAGAGTTAGCTAAAGATGGTGACCGCCGCAATGGACAAATTGTTGGTGAAGGTACACTAGAATATTTAGCTGAACGTACATCTTTCAAACGAACTGGCTATAATCAAAATGGTTAATATATCAATCAAAATTGATATAAATAAAAGAGGGGTATTTACTTACTCCTCTTTTTTTGTTTTAAACCGTCCGATCTAATAGGATACTTCACTATTTTTTTATTAACAATTTAGTTTATTACTCTTAACTGAACAATGTGATATACTTAAATGAATGATTAAAACGAAAATTTCAAATGCATATGCTGCTCTTGCAGCTGATAGACTAATTGATTTAAAAAAAGATTCAGGTAGTAATCCTTGGCCAGTTATCGATGAGATTTTAAAGCTTTGGAAAAAATCAAGAAGTGAGGAATTTAAAAGTTATTTAGTTGAGCTTGATAATATCAAAAAGACAAGGAAAGTTACTAAAGGATTTAGCGGTGTCAGTAAAGATAAAAGCAAAGCTTCATACACAGTATATATTGCAGACATTCCAGAATTTGTTATAAAAGCAATTCGAATGGTTTATGATCCCGAAGAGTTACCAATGACTAAAGAATTTTTTACAGAGTTTACAAAAAGATATCCAGCTTTCAAGGTAGCTAAAAAAACATGATTGCACTATCAATGATAATCTCAGGCAATGAGACAAAACAAACAATAAAACGGTGCTTAGACAGCGTTAAGGATTATGTTAATCACATGTATATAGTCATCACAACTGATGACAAATACAATTTACAAGAATTCATAAAAAAAAACTATCAGAATACAACAATTAAAATAAAAACAGATTTTCAAATACAAGTTAATAAAAAAATGATCAAATGGTTTAAAAACTATTTCAAGTTTAAACCAGAGTTTAAAGTTAAAGACAAAATATTTCTTTTTGACGAAGCACGCAATTACTCACTCAAACTTGTTGATAAGAAATACAAGTACATATTTTGGCTAGATGCTGATGATGAGTTACTCGGTGGAAAAAATTTAGATAGATTGGAAAAACTCGCAGATAAAAATAATTTAGGTGCAATATTTTTAAACTACATCTATCAAGCAGATCTTGATGATGATGGAAATATAAAAAACGTAATAATAGAACATCTTCGGGAACGACTAATTTTAAATGATGGTTCATACAAATGGGTTGCACCAATTCACGAGACTTTGATTTGTGACAAAAATCACAAACAGATGGATAGTAAGTTAGTTGAAGTTTTACACCACATTACCGAAAAAGAAAAAATAGACAACATTAAAAGAAATATAACAAATTTAGAATACAGTATTTATCAGTCAAAGGGAAAAGATCCACGCCCAGTTTACTATTTAGGCAAAGCATACTTTGATTTGATTGATTTGCATAAAAAACAACGATCAAGATATCTAGATAAATCAGAAACTTTGTTTTTAACGTATTTAAACGGCTCACCAGAGGAAAATTTTGCTAATAAAAGCGGTTGGGCAGAAGAAAGAGCGCAGTGCTATGAATATTTACTTAATGTATATGTAAAAAAGAAAGATTATGATACTGCAATTGAATTTGGTTTTAAAGGATTGCAAGAATCTTTTAAATTTCCTAACACGTATATAAGCATTGCAATTGCGTACGCACTAAAAGAAGATTGGGAAGCAGCAATTCATTGGGTTAAACTTGCTACAACTGTCAAAGAACCTAAAACTACTTTAGTAAACAATCCAAAAGATTTATCAATAAAATCAATGGAGGTTATTTACAACGCTTCTATTCATCTACACAAACTAGATCAAGCTTTTGAAGCTGCTAAAAAATTGGTGAACTTAGATCCCGATAATAAAGTGTTTGTGGACAGGTTAAAATTTACATCAAATCTGATACAAGAAAGAGGTATCACTGACGCAGTGGTTAAACTTGCAACACACTATAAAAAAACTAATCAAACAGAATTATTAAAACCACTCAGTGTTGCTATACCTAGAGAATATTACAACAATCCGTTTATGCAGGACGTGATTAAACGTGCTAATCCTGCTAGAACTCATGATAACAATGAAGTCACAATTTATTGTGGTCCAGGATTTACTCATTGGTCGCCTAGAAGCTTAGTAGACAATCCTAAAAATAGTTTTATAGGTGGTAGTGAAGAAGCCGTTATTTATCTTAGCAAAGAGCTTGCAACATTGGGTTGGAAAGTAACGGTTTATGCAGATCCTGATAGTGATGAAGGTGAATACAACG